TTTGTGGAGGATATAGAAAATGGCAAAAACAATTAATACAAACATTGATGATGGATTTCTTCTTTTCACATTCACAAACAAACAGGGTGAAGTGTTCTCTTCATTTAAGCTGAACCCTACCGACATTAACGTTGCAGCAAGAGCGGAAGAATTGGAAACTTTCTTTGAGCAGGCTCAGGAATCTGTTAAAAATGTTTCTTCCAGCAAAGAGATGGCTGAGATTAATAAGCAGATTGAGGACAAAATCAATTATATGCTCGGATATGAAGCATCTAAGGATTTATTTAAAGAACCAATTACCGCAACAACTGTTTTTGGAAATGGTCAGGTATTCGCTTATATCGTCCTTGACAAAATCAATGAAGCACTTACTCCAGAGATTGAAAAGAGAAAGAAAAAAATGCAGGAAGTGGTCAATAAGTACACGGAGAAGTATACAAAATGACCGCCTATGAGTTGCCCACCTCACTAAATATCAGTGGGGTGGATTTTTCTATCAGAACGGATTTTCGAGTAATTATTGACATTCTGGTCGCCATGAATGACCCAGAATTGGACGAACAGGCGAAAGCTGTTGTTATGTTACAGATTTTGTTTGAGGACTGGCAAAGCATACCCCTGGAACATCTTACAGAAGCTTGTCAGAAAGCTTGCGAGTTTATTGATTGTGGTCAATTCGATGATATCCCGAACAAGCCCAAACCCCGTTTGATGGACTGGGAACAGGATGGAGATATGATCGTTCCGGCTGTGAACAAGGTTGCTGGTAAAGAAATCAGATCAGTACCTTATATGCACTGGTGGACGTTTTTTGGATACTTTATGGAATCTGGCGAGTGCCTGTTCAACACCGTAGTTGGAATCCGGTCAAAAAAAGCAAAGGGCGAAAAGTTCGATAAATGGGAAAAGAAATTCTATCAAGAGAATAAAAACATAATTGACATAAAAACACGTCTCAGCGACGAGGAGCAAGCTTATAAAGATAAGCTGAATGAGATGTTGAACCTCAAATAGTTAGGAGGTGGACACATGGCTGCTGATGGCTCAGTCATTATTGATACCAGAATGGACACATCAGGCGTGCAAAACGGCGTATCAGCAATCAGGCAGTCTTTTAACGGACTTGGCAGCGTAGTAAAAAAAATAGGCGTACTGATTGGCGGAGCATTTGCGATTGGAAAACTGACGCAGTTCGGTAAGGAATGCGTAGAACTCGGCTCTAACCTTGCCGAAGTGCAGAACGTGGTCGATGTTACATTCACAACCATGTCGGACAAGGTAAACGAATTTGCAAAGAATGCTATGACCTCTGCCGGACTGTCAGAAACCATGGCAAAACAGTATGTCGGAACGTTCGGAGCAATGTCTAAGTCGTTCGGTTTCTCCGAAGCACAGGCTTACGACATGTCAACAGCTCTGACGCAGCTGACTGGTGACGTAGCATCATTCTATAACATTAGTCAAGACTTGGCTTATATCAAGCTGAAATCAGTGTTTACGGGAGAAACGGAAACGCTCAAGGACCTCGGTGTGGTAATGACCCAGTCGGCGCTTGACCAGTTCGCGCTGGCAAATGGCTATGGTAAAACCACATCCGCCATGACTGAACAGGAGAAAGTGGCTCTCCGCTTGGCTTTTGTACAGAAACAGTTGTCTGCCGCATCTGGTGATTTCATTCGAACATCTGACTCATGGGCGAACCAGGTCAGAGTGATGCAGTTACAGTTGCAATCTCTCAAGGCAACAGTCGGACAGGGATTAATCAATCTCTTCACTCCCGTTTTGAGAGTTATTAATATCTTGCTCGGTAAGTTAGCAACTCTGGCAAATGCCTTCAAGTCATTTACGGAATTAATCACCGGAAAGAAATCATCTGGCCAGACAGGCGCAAGTGGTGCAGGTCTTGTCGGAACAGATGCAATAGCTGATACGGCAGACCAATATGGAGATGCTGCCAACAATGCCGAAAAGCTGGCAGATGCGACAAATGATACAGCAGATGCAACTAAGAAAGCTACTAAGGCGGCAAAAGGATATCTTAGTCCTCTTGACGAAATAAATAATTACTCAACGGATAAAAGCACAGATTCATCGTCAAAAGTACCGGGCGCAACCGGCGGACTTGCAGATCAGATGAAAGATGCTGTACAAAATGTTGATTATGGAAAATTGGCAGAGGGTGAGACAGTTCTTGATAAAATGTCAAAACCGCTAAAAAAGATAATCGACAGATTTAAACAGTTGGCTAAGTTAATCGCAAAAGGATTCTGGGATGGATTAGGAGATTACGAACCAATTCTTGACGGAATAAAAAAGGATCTCGATTCCATATGGAAATCTTTAAAGGATATCTTTACTGATTCAGAAGTTACTAAAACAGCAAATAATTTTCTTGATTCATTTGCATATGCAATTGGACAAGTTGCCGGTTCATTTGCCAGAATCGGATTAACAATTGCGCAAAACATTATAGGCGGAATTGAAAAGTTTTTAAAGCAGAACACGCAAAGAATAAAGAACTATCTGATAGATATGTTCAACATCGGCGCTGAAATTTCACAAATCGCAGGAAATCTTGCAGTTGCTTTCGCTGATGTTTTCTCAGTTTTAGGTGGAGAAACTGCGCAACAGATCACAGCAGATTTAATCGGAATCTTTGCTGAAATCGGAATGGTTCTTACGGAAACGGCTGCAAAACTTGGCAGAGACATCCTTAACATGATTGCGCAGCCTTTTATCGACAACAAGGACATTTTAAAGTCAGCAATCGAGGGTAGTCTCGGAGTAATAGAAACCGTAACAAGCGGCGTCTTAACAGTTGTTCAAAACCTTAGCGACGCAATATCAAGGTTATACGATGAACACGTAAAGCCGCTCTTTGATTCTATAGCAAATGGACTATCAAGCATATTTGGAACTCTGATAACTGGATATAACACGTACGTTCTTCCTGTTTTTCAAGGACTAGCAGAACAAATCAAAGGGCTATTAGAGGGACCATTAGGGGACGCAATTTTAAAAATAGAGACTTTCCTCGGTAAACTTATTGATTCCCTGAAACTTCTGTGGGAATCGGTGTTAGTGCCTTTAATTAACTGGATAATTGCGAATTTGCTTCCAGTTATGGCGGAAGTAATTAACGTTGTAGGCACCGTAGCAATAAAAGTCATAAAATCATTAATTAAAATAATTGGTGATGTAGCAGACACTCTGAGCGGAATCATTGATTTCCTTGTAGGCGTTTTCACAGGAGACTGGGAACTGGCTTGGCAGGGAATAAAAGAGATTGCGGATGGAACATGGAATTTTATCAAAGATGTTGTGTCGGGTGCGTGGGAGATAATTAAAACCGTAACAAAAGGCGCGTTGAGCATAATAAAGAGCATCATCAGCACTGCTTGGAATGCGATTAAAGCATTGACTTCAACAATCTGGAACGCAATCAAAAAGACACTTTCTGGCCTTTGGAACTCTCTTAAATCCACAGCCAGCACAGTATTTAATGCAATTAAAACTAAAGTTGTAGGCGTATGGGACAGCGTAAAGAACAAGACATCCCGAACATGGGAAAGCGTAGCTACGTTCGTATCTAATAAAGTAGAAGCGATAAAAAATGCTATCACTAATAAGTTTAATGCCGCCAGAGATGCAGTCAAATCTGCGTTTGAAGGCATTGTGGATTTTATTAAAGCTCCGATTAATCAGGCAATCAGCATTGTTAATAATGCAGTTGGAATGATTAATAATGCAATTGGTGGAATTGAATCTGCGTTCTCCTTTGGGCCCTGGACTGTTCCAACACCGTTTGGTTCAAAGACTATTGGATTTCATGCGACATTTCCACGTATCGGAACTATCCCATATCTGGCCAGTGGCGCAGTTATTCCGCCAAGGTCAGAATTCCTTGCGGTATTAGGTGACCAGAAGAAAGGAAATAACCTGGAAGCACCGGAAAGCCTGTTGCGCCAGATTGTCCGGGAAGAATCAGGGAAAGGACAGGGAGACGGAAACACCTACAATGTTACAGTCAATGCATCTGGCAGAAAATTGTTAGATATTATTATCAGTGAAGCTGAAATGAGAAGAAATCGAAACGGGAAGAACCCATTTGAGTTAGCATAAGGAGGAGAATATGGCGCAGGAACAATTCAAAATAGACAATGTTGTTATAAGAGCACCGGATAGTTACAAACCGGTGTTCGCAACCACTTCTACAGAAGACTCTAAAAGAAGTCAGGATTTAATCATGCACAATACACCAATGGGAACGATTGGTGGGTATGATATGCAATGGGGCGAACTTACGTGGACTGAAATAGCAACCATACTAAATGCTGTACTTAACAAAAGTCAATTTACATTCCACCATAAAGACCCAACTGTTCCGGGAAGATGGATAGACAGAACATTCTACGCATCAAATTTTAACATGGCTGCGCAAACTCTGAAAGACGGGGAAGAAAAGTGGACAGATTTGTCTATCAATGTAAGGAGGATTGAGCCGATTTGATAAATGTATCTACTCAGTTAAAGAAAGAATCTCTTACAAACAGAAATTATTACGTGACAGCAAATGTTACATTGTCAAATGGCACAACTCTTAAATTAGGCAAAAAAGACTTTTACTTGTCTGGAAATAGTCTTGTAGATTCAGCAGACTCTGGGGACTTCCCAGTGGGTGTAGCAATAGAAAAAACGGCAAGCTTATCATTAGTAAATGATGACGGACGCTTTGACGGATATAACTTTAACGCTGCAAGGTTTGTTGTCTTTCTCAATGTGCAGTTATCCGACAGGATTGAAACTATAAAAAGAGGTACTTACATTGTATCGAAAAAACCTGCGACAGCGAGTGAAATAAGTCTTTCTCTCTTAGATAAAATGCACAACGCTGATAAGACATATGATTCTAACCTGTCTTTTCCTTGTACAGTCAAGGAACTGCTCTCAGAATGCTGTCAGCAATGTGGAATCACTCTTGGAGATGCAATGTTCCCAAATGCGGACTTCCAGATTCAGAAAGCGCCATCTAATGCAACATACCGTACAGTAATCGGAATGTGTGCCGGAATAGCCGGTGGAAATGCAAGAATCGACGAAAATGACTTACTCAGGATTATTACGTTTGATAAGACATTTACCAATACGGCTATTTACGATGGTGGAGCAGTAAAAAATTGGACAAATGGTGATGATCTGGATGGTGGCACGCTTAATCCGTGGATAACAGGGACTGTGATTGATGGTGGTACGTTAAATAATAACGATTATCACGCGTTATTTTCGATTCAGAATCTACAATATGATGTAGACGATGTTATTGTAACAGGCGTCAAATACGTAGAAGATGAGACCGAATATATGTCGGGTCAGGACGGCTATGTGATTACTATTGACAATCAGCTATTGTCAGGAAATGCACAGGCAGGAGTCGAAGCTATTGGAAATCAATTAATCGGTTTGCGAATGCGTCCTTTCTCATGCGACGGAATCGCCAACGGATACGCCACTTTCGGCGATCCGGTCGAATTTATTGATACAAAGAATCGTGTCTTTAGATCGTTTGTGACAGATATAGAGTTTGTGTTCGGCGGTTCAACATCATGGAGCTGTAGCGCAAAGAGTGCTGAAGAAGATGCAAGCGAGTTTATTGGTGAGCAGCAGGCAGCGGTAGAGCAAGCAAAAAAAGACGCAGAGAAAAAGCTATCTGTATATGACGTAAAGCTCAAGCAAATGAATGAGCTTGCAGCGAACACCCTTGGATTCTACTATACAGAAGAAGCTCAGGAAGACGGCTCGACGGTATCATATCGTCACGACAAGCCTACACTTGCTGATTCTAAAGTAATTTATAAGACAGGTGTCGATGGATTCTTTTTGTCAGTAGATGGAGGTCAGACTTGGAAAGCAGGCTTTGACAGTAATGGGGATGCTGTTCTGAACATCCTGTATGCTATTGGAATCCAATCAGAATGGATTAACACGAGAGGATTTACAGCGAAAGACAATAACGGGAATACGACATTAAGAGTAGATGCCGACACAGGTGCTGTTACATTAGAAGTTGAAAACTTTACGCTAAAAAGTAGAACTATTGAACAGATCGCCAAGGATGTTGTGGATGGGACAGTTCAAAATAATGTGACTATCCCGAACTATTATGGCACGTATGTACCAACATTGCAGAACTATCCGGCATCTGAGTGGAAAAGTGAAGAATATAAAAAACATGACGGCTCGATTTTCATGAACTTCTCTACAAGCCAGGTATATATGTTTTCTGGAACTGTTGGCGCTTGGCAGGAACTGGACGCTGAAAAAATTGTCAATTTTGAAAGAGTTTTTAACGCTTTAACGGATAACGGTAAGCAAGAGGGAATTTATATGCAGAACGGACATCTGTATATAAATGCTTCCTATATTAAGTCCGGACAGATTTCAGCTGATTTGATTAATCTGAAGAACATCAACGTTACAAACAGTTCTGAAGTATCAACATTTGCGATTGATAACTACGGAAATGTTACGCTCAGACCTAATACATTCGTGTTAGCAAACGGCGACACAATATATAGTGTTGCGGAAGATAAAGCTTCGACAGCGTTATCGAATGCGAATCGCTATACAGACAATGCACTTAGTGATCTCGACATAGGGAAAATGTCAAAACAAGAGATTATTGATGTGTTAAGCGATAACAGCAGTAATAAAGGTCTGTATCTATCGAATGGTAATGTGTACATGAATGCCGATTATATTAACACAGGTGAATTAGCAGGATGGAAAGTTGGAATTAAAAAGCTTTCAGCAAGTGGCGCGTATGGAGAAGTAACGCTAGATGCTTCAACTGGAGAGATCTATTCAGAGACGAATACAGGAATATATGTACCGGGGTACGGGACATTGTATGGAACGCGTATTAGAGGAATCAATCTTTATACAGGAACCGTACATGCAAGTTCAGCCTCGTTTAATAAAAGCGTTTCGGCGAGCAGCGTTTCGGCAGACAGTGTTTCGGCATCAAAAAAAGTTACAGCAGGTACACATATAGAAGCCAGTGGCCATTTCTATAGCATCGGAACGGGAACAGACCTTGCAGATTTAAGTGTCCGAGGAACAAAGAAAAGAATCCTTCCAACAAAAAACTATGGTACGCAGGCATTTTATTGTTATGAAATGGCGTCCCCCATGTTCGGAGACATCGGAGAAGCATCCGTATCGGAAGACGGCACATGCCTGATAGACATAGATGATATATTCCAAGAATCTACCAATGTAAGGATTGAATATTATGTGTTTTTACAAAAGGAAGGAGATGGAGATTGTTGGGTAGATAAAAAAGAGCAGACATATTTCACTGTAAAAGGTACTCCGGGGCTTAAATTTGCATTTGAAATCAAAGCGCGGCAGGCTGACTATGAACACATGCGTTTTGCTGACGCAAGCGAAACAGCCTACGACAGGGCAATAGACACAGACATGCCAGAACCAGACTACAGTGAAAGCCTTGAAGTATCAGAACCAGATTATGAAAAAGAACTTCTTAATAACAGGGAAAAATTATTGACGAAATGGGGAAAATATCATGAAAAAAATTTTAACAAGTTTTATGAATCTTAGTACTGGAGAGGGAAGCCGCATTGCTTACACCTATTCAGAAGTAGACGAAAACACAGGAAGTATCATCAGCCAGAACAATAAAGGCAATTTCCTTGTAATGGATGACGATGTACAGAAAAATCTTGATTCTGTAAAGAATTATATAAAAAACAATTTCCTTTCATAAGGAGGTAAGTCTAATATGGCTGATACATATACTATACAATTCCGGCGCGGCATGTACACTGATTTTGACACGTCAAAAATTCGCCCGGGGGAACCTGTTGCAATCCTTGGTAATGACCCGTCCGTTCCATCCGGTAAAGCCTTATACATTGCGTTTGCAGCTAATGATGTAAGACGGTTGTGTTCCATTGAGGATATTTCAGAGATGGTTAATGCCGGAGAATTTGTTGGTCCACAAGGACCCAAAGGTGAAAAAGGAGAGCGAGGAGAAAAAGGCGCAGAGGGTCCTACTGGTCCACAGGGTCCAAAAGGTGAAAAAGGAGATAAAGGTGACCCGGGAGAAAAGGGCGTGGATGGCACCGTAGCATTTGAATCGCTGACACCTGAGCAGAAAGAATCGCTAAGGGGCATCTCTATCACGGCGGTTAGTATCGACACAAATGGAAATTTGACAATAACATTTTCAGATGGCGATAGTGAAAATGTTGGAAATATTATAGGGCCTCAAGGGCCGCAGGGTCCAAAAGGTGATAAAGGAGATGTCGGACCAGTGGGTCCGCAGGGTCCACGAGGAGAAAAAGGTGAGCAAGGAAATGATGGAACATCTCTTAATATCCTTGGCACAAAAGAATCTGAGGCAGACCTCCCCCTGAGTGCAGAGAAGAACGACGCGTATTTAATAAATGGAGAAATGTGGGTTTTTGACGGCACGAATTGGAACAATGTTGGCAAGATTCAAGGGCCGCAAGGTCCACAGGGACCAGTTGGTCCGCAAGGGCCAAAGGGTGACCCAGGGCCGCAGGGCATAAAAGGAGACCCAGGAGAAAAAGGAGAGCAAGGAGCGCAGGGTCTAAAAGGCGATACTGGGCCGCAAGGTGAACAAGGCCCAGTTGGCCCAAAAGGTGAGCAGGGAGATACTGGCGCGCGAGGAATCACATTTACTCCTGTTGTAGACAGCAAAGGAAATATAAGCTGGAGTAATGACGGAGGACTTGAAAACCCCCAGACAGTAAATATTACCGGGCCGAAAGGTGATACAGGCGCAAAAGGAGATGTTGGACCACAAGGAGAAAAGGGAGAGACTGGAGATGCCGGGCCTAAAGGAGACAAGGGCACTACATTCGTGCCAGACGTAGACACCGACGGAAATTTGAGCTGGAGTAATGCTGATGGAGTTGCCAATCCTGAAACAGTAAACATCAAAGGTCCTAAGGGAGACAAAGGAAGTGATGCGACTGTCCCGATTGCTACAACCGAAACTCTTGGTAAGGTCAAACCTGATGGCAAGACAACATTCATAGATGCAGACGGAACACTCCACGCAAAAGGCGGTGGCACAACCGTCACTCCCAAACCCGTAAACAATCCAAGTATTGAGAACGCAAACGCATCTGTCACGATCAAGTGGCAAGACCCTGAAAACACAGTAATCAATGGTTCAACATTCTCTACATGGGCTGGTACAAAACTTGTAATGAAAAAAACAGGTTATCCTGCAAACCCAGATGACGGAACGCTTGTGGTTGATAATACAGTTCGTGACAAATACAAAACCGCAGGATATACAGTCACAGGGCTGACAAATGGCAAGAAATATTACTTCGCACTGTTCCCATATTCTACCGATGGCGTATACAACTACGATGCAGGAAACAGACTCCTCGGAGAGCCAGAGGATTTAAAGATTGTCGCATTTGCTGATGGAACAGATGCGGAAATTGAAAAGATGATTGAAGCACATTACGCAGGTAAAATCAACATTGGTGATTATTGGGCGGTTGGTGACAAGAGAACAATCCATCACAACGCAATGGCTGCAACGGGCGTAAGTGAGTCGCACAAAGCGAATGATTACATTTATGTAATTATCGGAATCGAACATGATGATTTAGTGACTGCTATCAATGGCAAGACCAAAGCTGCTATTACAATTCAGACAGAACGTATGCTGTATTTAGACACTACGACAGAATATAACGCCTCCTATAATGCATCACATGAATGTGGTTATATGAACAGTTCAAACACGAATAGCGGTGGTTGGGGGTACTGCGATAGGCATACATGGTGCAATAATGTGTACAAGAAATGTTTACCTACTTATATTCAGAATATGATGAAACAAGTTAGAAAACTGACTTCGGAAGGTAGCCAAAGTAACACAATTAAAACATCTAACGACTATGCGTTTTTACCTTCTGAAATTGAGATTTTTGGCAGTGTAACGTATTCTTACGCAGGCGAAGGAAAGCAATATCAGTATTTTAAGAATGCGACTGCAAACAGATATAAGAAACCACGTTATAGTAGTACCTATGTATCTGGCCAGTATTGGACACGTTCGCCTTACTCTAGCGGCAGCGATTCCTTCTGTGGTGTGGGCAGAGGCGGGGGTGCGAACGCCGACAGTGCCAGTAACACTGGTGGCATTGCCCCTTGCTTATGTATCTAAAATCCTAGCAAATTAACGAATTATTTATAGCCGAATGGCTAAGAACAGGAGGTGCATATGGATAAAAAAGAAATTACAAATATCTACAAAGCAATTAACAGAGTTTCAAACAGACTGAATGACATGTCTGAAAAGTTGGATTTTGTCATGCAGATGCTTAATACAGAATCTAATCGCAAGATTCTAATTAATGGTGATGGGATTGATGGTCTGGCTGAACTTGTATCAACACATGATTCGGCACTTGATGAACTGGCTACATTAGTTGCGACAATTGGAGGTGAGAATAATGGTTAAATTCTTTGAAGAAAGAGTTATCAACGGATTAAAGAAATGGATGGATGTTCCTGAGCTGTGGAACGCAAAGGTGATTAAGAAACTTAAAGAGGACGGTTATGTGCTGAATGAGGATGGGACGGTAGAAAAAGCAAGCTTGCTACAGTAAAACATAATATATACAGCAAAATCTAGGAGGTTTCTTACATGACAGATAAACAAAAAGCAGTTCTCAGAAAGATTATTTATGCAGTCGAAACCGGTGGACAGGTTTACGGACAGCAGGATTATTCGGACTTCACAGAAGCTTACACCAATTCTTCTGAAGAACACGCAATTACAATCGGGGCAGGTCAGTGGTACGGAATCGAAGCAAAAACACTTCTGGAACGAATTTACGATGCTGACCCGGAACAGTGGGAGAAGATAGACAAGGTCAGACTTTTGGAGCAGGTCCAGACCGCAAACTGGGAATGTTTTAATATTTCCAGGGTATCACAGCTCGCAGATGCTATAGTTGCTCTTATTTCGTCCGATTTAGGCGTTAAATGCCAAGATAGCCTTATGGATGAACAATTAGCCACCTACGCAGACGAAGCCCTTAAGCAGGGCGTTACGGATGCTAGAGCGCAAGCTATGTGTGTGAACTTTAGGCACCAAGGCGGACAAGGGGCGGTAACGAGAATTTTGGCAAAGACTCAGAAACCATATACGCTCGATAATCTCTATACAGCCTGCCAGACGGACACAGGGAATCAGGTAGGAACATATAAGGACAGGCAGAGATTTGTTTATAACGCATTAAAGACATATTTTCCAGAAAGCGAGGAAACAGGCATGAACGCAATTGATAAATTAATCCAGATCGCAAAGAATGAAACCGGATATCTTGAAAAGGCAAGTAATAGTCAGCTTGATAGTAAGACAGCAAATGCCGGAGAAAATAATTACACAAAATACTGGCGAGATATTAAACCGGATTACCAAGGACAGCCATGGTGCGCAGCGTTTGTTTCGTGGTGCATGATGAAAGCATTCGGCTTAGACACAGCAAAGAAGCTTTTAAAACACTGGCCATACGTTTACTGCCCGACAATGGCAGATTTGTTTACTTTGAACAGCAATCCAAAAGTTGGAGATATTGTTATTTTTTATCGAAATGGCACATTTACACACACTGGAATCGTAATAAAGGTATCAGGAGATCGGTTCTGGACAGTCGAAGGAAACACTTCTAGTAGCTCTGCAATTATCGCAAATGGCGGTGGTGTATGCCAAAAAAGTTACTATAACAGCAACCTTCCCGGAACAAAATTCTGCACTCCAAACTATAACTTAGTGAAGAATGCAACACCAGTTTCAGATACGGCCAAAAAGCAGAACACTAGAGCCTACATTGCGCAGATTAAAAAAGACACAAAATGTTATACAAAATCAAACAAAAACAGCCCGTCAAAGATGTTCCCAAAACTGAAAAAAGGTGCAGTTGTAGAGGTAATGAAGTACACAGAAACCGACAGTTCAGGGTTGAAATGGTACTTCATCCGGATCCCGCATCCGACAGAAGGGTTTGTTTTTGAATTTGTTCCAAAAGGAACATTCACCAGAATCACAGGAATTTCTAAATGATTGTCCCGGGGAATTAACCCCGGGAGTTTTATCTTTAAACATATTTAGCATCACTTCGGAAGTTTTAGACTGTTATCGTTAGTCACACGTTAGTCACAAACAAAAATATTGTTTCCTAATATAATAGTGCCCAAAATACTGTATTTACAGGCATTTGCACATTCTTCTAAATTTCATTTATTAGTCACAATCAATAAAATTAGAATAATGAAAATGAAATGTGGGAAATCCTTGTTAAATCGCTGAAAACGTTGATTTTAATAGGGTTTCCAGCATTTCGATAATGATATTTCGGTTGTTTTAGAAAGATTAAAATGGGTTCCGTTAGTCACAGTTAGTCACAAATGGAACTTTTATCTTTTCTATTTCTGTCCGAAGTTCTTCCAGTGTCCTATGTCCATATACCGCGTTTGTAACATCTCCACCAAAGGAGTGGCCAAGCATTCGTTTTCGGTCATTCTCCCGGACGCCGTATTTTTCGCACAGGGCTGAAAAGGTGTGTCGACAATCATGCGGCGTGTGTTTCGGATTACCGACTATTCCTAAACGTTCCAGTGTAGGATAGAACAGTGCTTTTCTGTGATGTTGCTGAGTATATACACATAGTTTCCCATCTTGTGCCAGTACTTTCTGTTCGACAAAATGGTATACAGCAGGATGTATCGGAACAATTCTATTTTTACCAGCTTTTGTTTTGATTCCGCCTTGAAAGTATTTCTCTTCCAGGTTGGTTGTAAGTTTTAACACTTCGCCAATTCTCCAACCAGAATAACACATAATAAGAATGAGCTGCGCTTCCGGGTCGTCGGCATTATTCCATAAAGTTTGTAGCTCCTGATCAGAAAATGGTGTTCCGTGTTCGGTGTCATTATCAGCATTGACATGGACATATAACGCCTTATTTTCCGTTACAATTTCTGAGTAAACCGCATATTTGTACATCTGCTTGAATAGAGTTAAAATAGCCATCTGGCTTTGCTTTTTCAGCTTGCAATCATCAATAACCTTTTGCATATCAGGAGCCTTTAAATCTTCGAATATGCGATTGTGCAGAACGGTGCAGTTCGTGTAAGCCGTCCGATATGCTTCCTTTGAACTGTATGACAGTTTTGTCCCATTTGGGAACTTCCACGCATAAAACTGTTTATATACCTCTGAGAACGTCAATTTCTTGATTTCCGGGTGCTTATCCTCTACACCCTTGATTGTATTGTAGTCGGCAATCAAGCGGCTTATAAGAGTGTCTATGTCGGTTGTGGGGGATACCTCAAGAGTCCGCTCCATGCCTGGTTGATACGTGCCGGCTTTGTAAGCTGTCAGGACAGTAAAGCCTTTTATCCAGTCATCCACGTAGCAGATCGCCGGCGGACGTTTTAGCTTGCCAGTATCGTCCGGTGTAGCTGGTGGATGCACTGCGAAACAGTTTCTCCGGTTCTTGCCAAGATACCGGATAGAGCCGAAGTTATTTGGCAACTTTGGATATTTCTTTCTTTTCTTCGCCATTTTTATTCCTCTTTTCTTATAGCTGTTTTTAGGTATAAAAATAACAGCCGAACAAATTTTCTGTCTTGTTCGACTGCTCCGAAGATGATACAATATGTCTTGCCAGAATATAGCATCTCTCCGGAGATGTATAAACGCCGTCCCGGTACGCCAATGCCGGGGCGGTTTTTTTATTTAATTATGTGATTTCCAATTTGATCTCATTATAATTCCAACAATCCAATATATTCCGCCAGAACAAGCACCCAATATTAAAATCCAAAACCAGCTTAGATACCATGGCATTTTCCGTTTTATATACGGTGTACCCGAACTTGCTGCTGAGGACGCAGAGGAAGATGCAGAATTGTTAATGATAATATCTCTGTTATTGGAAGCTAATTGTTCTACTTGCTTTCCACACTTAGGACACACTACACAGTCGTCGTCAATAAGTTCTCCGCAGTGCTTACAATATTTTTTCTTTTCATTCATGATAAACACCCTCCTGATATGTTTTCGCCACACTTCGCACTTTTTATGCGGATTATGTATTTTGTACCGCTGATTTTGCAATATTATGTAAAGTACGGTTATTCGTGGTATTTTTATTTTATCATTTTAAGAGCATATTGTAAAGATTTAGAATGAAATAGAGTGATTTAGATGAAAAAGAAATGTTTTAAGTGCTTTGTACTTCTCTTGCTGATCTATAAGGTATTTAGTCTTGTACATACCCCACAAAAGATAATTTCTAATAATAATCAGAAAGATATGCAGATAGTTCATTCGTATACGGTATATCAGGACCATTCTGTTCAGAAGTATCTGCATACAGACGGTGGCAGTGGAAAAGTTTGTGATCTCGCATTTTTCTTCTGTGAAAGCATAATTTTCTTTGAGATTGCAAAGTTCGTGTATGAAATAACGAAAGCTCGCATATATCATTGGCAGTTGCCAAGAGTTGGAATAGGTGGTATAATAGCAAAAACGAACTAATGTTCGGTTCTATTTCCCACAGCCGGACATATACTGTAATGTAGGCGGTAGTTGTGACAGGGAGGGTTATTATGGATTATAAGAAAGAGATTATTGAAATGATACAAAAGATAGAAAACAGATGTTGGCTGAGGTCAATATACATTTTCATAAAAACATTAATCGGTTAAAAAGAAAAGCCAAGGGTTTGCGCATTGCCCTTGGCTATTTTCTTATTTCTTTTCGTAAATCGTGTCTAGGAGTTTTTCCAAGTTATCCCATCCGGAATCATCCAGCTTTGCTAGAGCATTGATGAGACGGTATTTGAAATCATTGTCGCTAGACTTCAGAACATTTCCGAACAGCTTAGAAATCTCATCGTTTTTGTTCTCTGGTTGGAACATTTCTCCAGTTCCATTTCTTAGCCATTCTTCGTTTACAGAACATTTCTCACAGATTAATTGAATTACTGCGTCTGTAGGAGTTCTTCTTCCGGTTTCATAACTGGATAAATTTGCCTTTGGTATTCCCAAAAAGCTTGCAAATAAATCTTGACTCTTCCAATTAGGATTAGAATTTCTTATTTGCTTTATTCTGTTTTTCAATTCGTACACCTCCTTTCAAATAAGATTATACACCACATAATTAAAAAAGTAAATATTAAAAATTGTACAATGTACAAAAATAGTGCTTGACAAAAGTTGTACATAGTATTATATTAAGAGTGTACAAAGTACAACAAAGGAGGTGAAGAAAAATGTTAGACTGCACCGTCAGTGAAAATATTCTCGGTCAGGTTTCAGTTCAACTCGAAATGACGAGCCACGACTGGTCGAAATTAAAAATGTCCGGCGTGTGGAGTCAGGTGGAACAGATTCTAATGGAATCTGAAACGCAAAGTAGCCGCTGCTTCCACCATATCCAGACAAACAAACCGGAAGAGACATATTGTACAAGCTGTCGGAAGAAACGGTTTTTCCACCGATTTTCCGGTCTGAAGAAGCAACGATAGTTGGTAACTTATTGCATGGATATGTAATTCCGTTAATAACAATGGATACATCTGTAATTGATATTACGGAATTTGAGAGATTGTCAAACTGGATATAAGCCAAAGCCAGTTGTTTTTCTGGGCTATATCCAAAATAAGGCAAGCTTAAATGAAGATTACGCCGTGATTGAAATAATTGCCAAGCAGTTCCAGCAGACCCTATTAACCCAAGGATAAAAGAAACATTTTCAAACGTAATGATTCCTTTAGCCGATTTTAAAATTGAAATAATTTGATTTATTTTAATCACCTCCCATCTACTGGGAGTATATCACAAGAAAAGAGGTGAGTATATGTCTGAAAAAGAAAAAAGAATCATTGAAAAGCTGAAAGAAGCGATTCCTAATATGTCAGAATTTGACAAAGGATATATTCTCGGTAAGACGGAAAGCTTTTCCGAGAATAATCTGGAGAAAAAATCAGATAAGAAAGAAGTAGTTAATTCAAATTAGAAAGGAGAAACATGAACGAATTACAGATTTTTAATTCAGGGGAGTTCGGAGAAATTCGAACAATAGAAATTGACGGGAAACCGTATTTTGTTGGAACAGATGTTGCGAAAGCTCTTGGATATAACAATCCCAGAGATGCCGTATCAAGGCATTGCAAGGGAGTCGTGAAACGCGACACCCCTACATCTAGTGGCATTCAGTCAATGTCATACATAAATGAGGGAGATTTGTACCGCTTGATTATGAAGTCGAAACTTCCATCGGCAGAGAAATTCGAATCATGGGTTATGGATGAAGTTCTTCCGACAATCAGAAAGACAGGCTCATACCAGAAGCCACTGACGACAGTTGAACAGATACAGGTTATTGCGACAGGATTCTTAGATCACGAAGAGCGGCTTAACAGACTTGAAAATACCATGACTATTGACTACGCACAGCAGGAATCTATTAGAGACTTAGTGTCAAGTGTCGTAATTGCTCACCTTGGTGGGAAAGAGTCAAATGCTTACAAGGAAATTGGCAAGAAAGTATTTGCTGAATGCAACAGGGATATAAAGACTTACTTCGCAGTAAATGCCCGTAATAACATCCCTAAGCTGAGATTTGAAGAAGCTATGGAATATGTTAAGAACTGGCATCCATGTACAAATACAGTAATGTGCATCAGGGACTGCAATGCTCAAATGTGTATTGAGTAGAAAGGAGCATAAATGGACGCATTACAATTTAATAAAGCCGTCAGCCAGCACTGCAAAGAATCTGGTGGAGACTGTTGCAAATGTGACCTACGGCTTTACTGTTACCTATCGCCAAGTGAGCGACCGGATGAGTTAGTAAGCCTGGTTATTGATTTTTTGCATAACCGCATTGAAAACCATGGTCATTATACCCATCACAGTGCGGCTTCATTTCCGTGTATTGATGATGTGGACATGAGCACCGCAGTAGGCGGCGACTGTTACCAGAAACCTCATACTCTTCATAAACAGTCACATGCTTGTGAATCTTGTGGCAGTGATACAGTCGAGTGATTGTTTCAACCATATAATTCCCCTTTCGTTATACTCGGCATGTCGGTGCCTGTAAAAGCATTATAGGTAGAGGGGAAAGGAAATACAATAGGTGATAAATAATGGGAGCAAATAATTTTACGCATTTTACCGGAAAGAAATCTCCATTCAAAACTCAAAAGAGAAAGAAGAAATCAAAGGTAAAAAAATTCATAAAAACAAATATGAAAGGAGCATGAAATGAGCGAAGTTGATACTTACATCAAAAAAAATGTGGAAATTCATCAGTTCGCCGCAGAGGTTGCGAGAATCATATCAGGCATTCCGCAGATGCCGGAGTTCTCTTCAGAGAGTATGACCGTAGCCGATGCAAGTCAATTGATCGGGCTTCCTATTACAGCAATCCGGGCAGGGATTGTGTACGGGTGGTTGCCAATCGGTGTGGCTGTGCAGAATAACAAGCCAGCAAAAAACCTTTCCGGTGGCCGAATCACATATATCATAAGTCCCAGAAAGGTTTATGAAGTAACTGGTCATGTCTGGAAAGGCAAAGAGGCTCTCAATAAGTGAGTGCCCCGGAGGGAGCCGAAACCTCCACCCCGGAGCTTTGCACCACTAAAATGCCTTAGTGGATAGATACATTATAGTTCTCTATCTGCTAATTGTAAAGACAAATAAGAAAAAATAAGGAGAAATTAGCTAGATATGAGTGAAATTAAAAACGAAAATCAGCCAACATGGGCTGATATCGAAGTAGCACTTGCGACTGAAATTGTCGAAGAAAGCAAGAAAAAGTCAAAAAGATGGTTCACTGCATGGATTGTGACAGTCGCCGCACTGGTGGCAAGCAACCTTGCGTGGATTGCAGGAGAAATGAAATAAAATGAAAGAGTATATGCTAATTGCTGTTTGTATGCTTGCCGGGAAATATGTGGATGTGCCTATCTGGCTGAACATCTTTTTCGGTATCTCGGCAACATGGGCGGTACGCCAGATGAAAGCAGACTGGTAAGAAATAAGGAGGATAAGAAGATGTTTGAGAAAGAGATTGATGAAATTTATGAACTTTGTAAAAGAGTTGTGAACGAAGTTCCGGCAGCAAATATCACCTTTGATTTTTCGGGCTACGGTTTGGGAGTAAGAGGGGTTAAAAGGGAAGAAGATGTTCTCCTTCTCAAAGACAAATTTAAATGGGATTTGTACCAAAACGTATCTTTTAACCCATTTTATGAGAAAGAAAGTCGTGAAAGTCTCAGAATAATCAAAGCTTTCTTGTTGGAACTTCTGATAGATGGGAAGTGTCCAAATGAGTAAGCAAATAGCGATTATGAAACTTCTTCCCAGCCTGGAGATAGCAGGATGTATCAACGAACTGCTCAGAGAGCTTCAGTCCAGAGGTGATTACATTCTGGACTATGAGAACTGTGACATGTCTCTAGACCATGTGGAGTACCACAAAGCTGAAGATATTGATGGAGAGAAGTCCGGGGACGCTTCGGATAACCTGTACTGCTTTTTCAAGGTGGTGTGAACATGGATGAGAGAATTAATGAGGTTCTGAGATTGATTGATATACAGCTTGCCACAGTCCCGGATAATCCCATTGAAGAATCATACAAGGCAAGAACATTGGCAAGTTACGTACAAGCCTTAAATGGGCTTTTAACGGCTCAGAAATCATATAAGGAGGAAAGTATCAGTGAGTGAATTTGAAATCCGTATTCCGGCAAGAAAGAAACAGCCAGCAACTGATAAGGACAACCCGGTCGTGAAAGTTTCGCCAGAAGCATACAACGCACTGGTTGAAATCTATAACGAATCAACCATTTCTATGAAGGATATCGCGAGTTTGCTGATTGTTGAGGGCAGCAAGCATGTGGTTTATGACAAGGAGGAATAGTAATGGCAACACCCGTATTAATTATTGGAAAATCTGGTTCTGGCAAGAGCACCAGTCTTAGAAACTGCCAGAATGAACATTGGAATCTTATTAGAGTATTGAATAAACCGCTTCCGTTTAAAGGAAAGATTGACGGATGGTTTACAGATGATTACCAACAGGTAATGAAGTGTCTGATCGCATCAAAAGCGGAGTCAATTGTGATTGATGATGCAGGATATCTTATTACGAATCATTTCATGAAGGGACACGCTTCTGCCGGAAAAGGCAATGCAGTGTTCGCTCTGTACAATGATATTGGAGACTATTTCTGGAATCTTATCCAGTTCATTGTAACAAAAGTACCGCAGAATAAAATTGTTTACCTTATGATGCATGAGGAAAAAGATGACTCCGGGGAAGTAAAGCCTAAGACAATTGGTAAGCTTCTGGACGAAAAAGTTTGCATCGAGGGCATGTTTACCATCGTTCTTCGATGCATCGAAGAGAGTGGAAAGCACTTATTTGTCACTCAGTCCAGTCAGGGAGCGGTAAGTAAGTCCCCGATCGGGATGTTTGACAGTTTAACTATTGATAACGACCTTGCAGAAGTTGACAAGGTTATCAGAGATTATTATGAATTAGGAGGAACAGACAATGCAGAAACCAAATAATTACGATACTACACAGGCAGCAGGAGAATTTGAACCAATTAAGCTTGGTGGTCATAAGATGGTAATTAAGCAGATATCAGAGAAAAAAACACAGGGTGGACTCGATATGCTCGTTATCTTGTTTGATTTCGCAGAAGGAGACGAACAGGCCGGCTATTTCATGAAACAGTTTGAGAACGATATCCGTCCAGACAAGAAATATCCGAATGCAGGTACTAATTACATGGTTATTGATGAGGGTGTAGATTATGGTGTCCGTAACCTTAAAACATTTATCACATGCGTAGAAAAATCAAATCCGGGATTTGCCGTTAAGTGGGGCGATAACTTCGGGCAGCAGTTTAAAGGAAAGCTGATCGGTGGAATCTTCCGTCTTGAAAAAGACTGGTACGATAACAAAGAAGTAAAACGTCACAAGCTTGCATGGTTCCGAAGTATTGAGGGAATTAAGGATGCAGATATCCCAGAAGAGCGTACCACAAAAGCCTATGACGATCATCTGAAAGAAGAAGCTATCATGGGAGCAAATCCGTCAGGTACGGACTTTATGAGTATTCCAGACAGCGTGGCAGATGATGTCCTTCCGTTCAATTAAAAGGATGTGTTTTTAATGGTTATACAAGCAGACACAAGAGAACACAAAAAGGAATGGGAACGGATTCAAAAACAGTTTGATGACCTTGGAGTGCAGTATTTCAGATCAAAGTTATATTGTGGAGATTATCAGTCGCTTGACAACGCAAAGCTCTGTATTGACCGTAAGAAGGATTTACAAGAGCTTTGTGGAAATGTCTGTCAACAACATGAAAGATTCAAGGCAGAACTTATCAGGGCACGTGAAGCCGGTATTCAGCTGATTATCCTATGTGAGCATGGACCAGATATTAAATCAGTTGGCGATGTGTATTTTTGGGAGAACCCAAGGAAACACAAAGTTATCTGGAGGACGATAAACGGCAAAAAAGTAAAGACTGTAATCTCTGACAAGGCTGTTGATGGCTGCCAGTTGTATAAATCTCTCTGCACAATCAGAGATAGATACGGAGTCCGATTTGAATTCTGCACGAAAGAAGAAACTGGGCGGCGGATCGTGGAGCTGCTGTCATGACTAAGGGAGAAATCAAACAGTCAGTAAAAATGCCAGAAATTCTCTCCAGGTACGGGCTAAGGCCGAATAGAGCAGGATTTATATGTTGCCCTTTTCACAAGGAAAAGTCAGCGTCCTGCAAAATCTACGATGATTCCTTTTACTGTTTCGGCTGTGGAACTGGCGGTGATGTGTTTGATTTTGTGATGCAATACGAATCCGTCCCTTTTAGTACGGCGTTTATTGAGCTGGGTGGCACTTATATATCAAAAAAAGGTAAAAGCCGCAACCAGATCAGACATGAAATGCGAGATATTAAATCAAAAAAACACAACCCTGTTCAGGATCCTAATGAGATTGAGCAGGTAGAAAAGAACATACTTATGTACGAAACAGCACTAAAAACGTTCCCTCCTGATTCAGAAGAGTGGTATATGTGCCAGTTTAATCTTGAGAAAGAAAAAAGCAGATACGAAATGTTATCAGCTAAGTCAGGAGGTGAGAAAAATTCTTGAAAATATTGAAAACTTACAGGCACAAGACTTTATGGAAAAGCAGTTGTATGAAGAGCTTTTTTCAGTAAAAAGTAAAATTGACCGCTCAGAAATCAAGTTTAAGCTGATGGACCGGGCAAAAAGTGTGAAAGCGAAGCATATAGCAGAAGAGTTCATAAAGGAATTCCAGAAAGCAGAACAGGAAAAGGAAAAAGAAGAAAAAGTAAATCGTTCTATGCAGTTAGTTGAAAACATCACAAACTTTTATCCTGATTCTGTTGATAAGGAATATCCTAACATGGCTTGTGGTAGCTGGATAGCTACAGAGAACGGAATATTTTCCTCTGAAACATCTAAGGCAAGAGAACTTGTATGTCACCACCCGATCATGCCGATACGTCGTCTAAAAAACATCGAGACAGGAGAGGAACAGATCACGGTGGCTTTTAAAAGGGATGGATATTGGACAGAAATAACTGTTCCAAAAATTGACATTGTGACTTCCAGGGCAATAACTAATCTTGCAAGGTTCGGGGTGCAGGTCAACTCAGAGAATGCAAGGCTTCTCGTAAAGTATCTGGCGGATGTTGAAATGTACAATGCCGATATGATCGACATACAGCACTCTACAAGCAAACTGGGGTGGCATGGTAATACATTTGTCCCTTACGACCTTTCAATCGTTTTTGACGGTGAATACCGCTTTAAAACGCTATTCCAAAGTATACAGGAAAGTGGAGACTACTTCAAGTGGGTGACTCTGGCTAAGCAGCTACGATCATGCGGACGATTGGAACCGCGAATAGCACTGGCAGCATCTTTTGCGAGTGTTCTTATACAGCCGCTTGATGCGCTACCGTTCATCGTAGATTTCTATGGGCAGACAGGAGGCGGAAAGACGGTAACAATCAATATAGCGGCATCGGTTTGGGGGAATCCGGCACCGGGAGCCTACGTTGGGAATTTTCGTTCAACAGATACATCATTGGAGACAAGGGCAGATATGCTCAATAACTTTCCGATGATTCTGGACGACTCGAAGAATGCTTCTCAGTATATCCGGGATAACTACGAAACATTGATTTACAATCTCTGTTCTGGCAAAGGAAAAGCACGTTCAAATAAGGACCTCGGAGCAGCTAAGGAAAATACATGGAGTAATGTGACTATTTGCAACGGTGAGAACCCTATTTCGGAATTTGCAGATTCCGGCGGAGCTATCAACAGAATTATTGAAATTGAATGTTGTGAGGATATTTACGAGAATCCAGCAGAGATTAACGGCATTGTCGTGAAGAACTACGGCTTTGCTGGAAGAGTGTTCGTTGGAAATCTCAAACAGTTCACATCGGATGATCTGAAAGAAATGAAAGCCGAAATTGAGAAAGGTTTTGACGGATATGACTTTCCAGCAAAGCAGGTAATGGCAATATCTACACTTCTGCTGGCTGACAAATTAGCTACAGATTTCATATTTAAGGATGGACGTGAGCTGACGGTCGAGGACGTTGTAGACATACCTACACGCAAGAAAGATGTATCAGAAGGTCAGAGATGCTATGAATTCATTCTTGAAAGTCTCTCAGTGTACGGACAGCACTTTGATGCGCAATTTAGCTGTGATCAGTGGGGATTCAAGGAAACGCCAGATGAATATGGAGATGTATATGTATATTTTTATCCGAAACCTCTTGAAAACCTTTTGAAGAACAATGGATTCTCCAGAAAAGCCTTTTCGGCCTGGGCGATTAATCGAGAGTTAATCAAGCACACAGGAAAAAGAGATACGGTACTAAAAAGAGACGGTGGAAGTGTAATGAGGCTTATTGCGGTAAAGATTGTTGATATAAAAAGTCTTGAAAACGAGCAAGAAAATGAGGTTATTGAAACTGGTTTTCTGCCAGCTGATGCCGAAACAAATGTTCCGTTTTCGTAATTTGTAACCATGTAACCGTTGTAACACGAAAAAAAACATCCTATAGGAGAAAGTTTGAGAGTGTATAAAAAACATATACTCTAGTGATTCTCCTATATAAAAACCTTGGTTACATTGGTTACACGGTTACACACCTCTGAAGCCCACATAAAATAAGGGTTTGTGGCGTAACCAGTGGATTAAAAAAGCCGGTTACACACGGGTTACAAAATTAAAAAGTATATGCAATTAGATTTATTATAACAAAATTAACTGAATATTGCAAAAATATTCAGTTAACATAATTATTACAAGGAGTGGTTACAAAATGAAAAAAGACGATCTCAATAAAAAGCAAAGATATGCATTAGATACAATGCTGTCTGGCAGTAATGTTTTTCTGACAGGTGACGCAGGAACAGGCAAGACAACGGTTATCCAAACGTTCATCGATGAGGCGGAAAAAGCTGGTAAAAATATTCTGGTATCCGCCACTACTGGAATTGCAGCGGATAATATCGGATATGGGGCAACTACCGTACACCGAGCATTGAATATTTCAATTAAATTTGAGGACTATAAGAAAAAGGTGAAATCCAGAGCTGAACTTCTGAAAGAAGCAGATGTTCTTATCATTGATGAAATCAGCATGTGCCGGTTCGATTTGTTCAATATGATTGCAAAGACAATTATCACGGAGAATGAAGAGAGAGCAGTTGACAGACTTCTGATCGGAGAGGACAAAGAAGACATTCAGTTAATCGTGATAGGTGATTTCTACCAGCTTCCGCCAGTTATTACGACAGACGATCGAAAAATTCTCTGTCGGATGTATGGATCTGATTATGGAAAGGGTGGAAAGTATGAACATGGATATGCTTTCATGTCTGAATACTGGAAAGAAATGGGATTTGAATATATCAAACTTGATGAGGTATGCAGGCAGAATGATGAGGGATTTAAGTATGTGCTGAATGATATTAAATATGGCAACAATATTAGAAAATCCATTGCATATCTGGAGAACAACGAATCAGACAAAGTTATACCGGAAGCGCCGTTCTTGGTTGGCACTAATGCAGAAGCTGACAGAATTAACAATACTTTCCTTGGCAAGTTGGATAAAAAGACCGAAAAAGTGTTTCATGCAGCAGTTGACGGCGAGCTAACATCTGCCGATATTAAGAACATTGCATTTGCCAGAGAGGACTTAATTCTTAACATCGGTGCAAAAGTGATGATTACAGTCAATGATTTGTCTGGAAACTACGTTAATGGAACGATTGGCATCATTCAGAAAATTGTGGAAAACGGAGAATTTGAAGAATCTTATCTGGTTATCAAGACTGATAAGGGCAAAACAGTTAGCTTATATAGATACAATAAAGACATTGAGAAACAGGTTATTGAGGAATCCGAACAAGAAAAGGATGGTCGGAAGATCGTGAAAGAGAAGATTGTCCGTAAGAAAGTAGGCTCTTTCTCTCAGTTCCCGGTAAAACTTGCCTGGGCAATCAGCATTCATAAATCACAGGGACAGACATTTGAAAAAATCAACATTGACCCTTGCTGTTGGGATCCTGGACAGTTCTATGTGGCTGTTTCCCGGGCTAAATCAGCTAACGGCATACATTTTATCAGACCGATAAAACAGAGCTATATAAAGGCGTTTAGCAAGGATAACGAGCGACTTCTTGAACAGAGTTTTGAGGTAGAAGAAGGTGCGTAAGTATGAGAGTGACGCATGAGCAGATACCGAACACCATAAAGTTTTTACAGATTGACTTTCCGGCACTGGTCCTCCAGACTGCCGGAATTGAGGCAAAAGATGAATACTGGCAGCAGGTAGTTGAACAGATCCATGTTGTATCTGAAAAATATAACAAAAATGGATTTGTAGATCACATGCTTGTTGCTTATTCGAATTATCTTTCCAAGATGTTTAATAAGGCAAAAGAATTGGAAAAGGAGAATCAAAATGCCGTACAACACAAAGGATAGATACGAACAGGGACAGGCTCTCAGAAAAGAAATATATATGTATATCGTCAGTTATATTAAACTGGTTGGATATGCACCGTCGGTCAGCGAGATTTGCGAGAAGGTAGACGCAAGCAGAGCTACCATCTGGAGACATTTAAACCAGCTTATTGATGATGGGTTGCTTAAAACAGCACACCCAAGTACTGATAGAGCCTATGCTCCGACAGGATACGGGTTCGGAAAGGTGAAGAAATGAACAAAATGCGTGAATATGAACGTGGCAGGGAAGATGGTCTTGACCTTGCTAGACGAATCACCAGAGAGGGCGGCCTTGAAGCCCTCGAAAAGGAATGCAGATTCAGGGGAGTAACAGGAATACATACTTCCCTGGCAAGAAAGGACCTGGACAAAGCATCTGAGAAGATCAAGCAGCTTGTATCTGAATGCTGCGTGATCATGGCGATAGCTGTTCTGCATGATGAATTTGGATTTGGTCAGAAAAGATGCCAGAAGTTCATGGCAGGCATGGACAAAGCTTCAGACTATATCGACCAGGGCTTAGCTGAATGGATTGATTATGTGCAGGCTATCAAGGAAGAACTGGGAATTGAATTAAGCTTTTCAGGAGAAATAAAAAGACATGCAGAATAACGGACAGGTAGCATTTGGATAGGAAATCATGGAGGACTGCACAATAGCGTGTCAGTTACTCACATGGGGAAAGTGAGGATGGAAATGAAAAATAATAATTACACTTCATTTTTCAAAATGAAGCCAAAGAAAGTAGAAAGATACATTCGTTGCAGAAAATGTGGTGGAAACATGGAATGGAGCATGGACTTTACACCACAAATCAAATGCCCGAAGTGCGGATATACTGTATATCCAAAACCTTATGAGCCAGATTGTATCAAACTGCCAGAAACATTGGAAGAATATTTTGAATTATATGAGAAAGTGAGGATGAAAAATGTTAATCAGAAGTCAGAATAAGGAAGTTTTAGTTGCATTTGAATTTTTACCCGATATCGAAGTTTCGGGTGGAGTAATAAGCGCAAGAAGAGATATGGGATGGTGTTGCTTGCTCGGAGAATATTCCACCAAAGCAAAAGCCATGAAAGTACTGGATATGATTCAGGAAGCTTATAGTGAATATCAAATCATGTTGAATTTCAGTGTAAGTTATCTTCACGAATTTAAAGAAAAAACAGATGGATTTGCTATCTTTCAGATGCCAGAAGATTCGGAGGTGGAAGCATGAGCGACAAAAGTAAAATTTACAATTACATAAAAAGAACAATAAATCCTTACGGAAGACCTTTCGAGGGAACTGTATATGAGTTCGGGCTTAAAATTATGGATTTCATCGAAAATATAGATGGTGAGAAAGAAAATGGTTGGATTTCGGTCAGTGAGAGACTGCCGGAAGGTGATACGACGGTTCTTGTATCATGCAAGACCAGAAGGGGAACGACATTCGTTCGTACTGGGTATTGTATAGACGGTTCGTGGCATTTAAACTGTGAAGGCGTCACGGCATGGAAGCCACTTCCAGAACCATATAAGGAGGATTAAGCATGGAAATGTCAATTTTCAAAAAAGACGGCAAAATATACACCAGATTCAAGGTCAGATTGAAAGATTTAAAGTCTTGGAAGGCTTGCCTTAAGTTAAAGTATCGCATTAATACTTCTGAGCCGGTCAAGAAAAACAGCAGATACATTTACTTCGAAAAGGAAGGTGACTGGATTAATGGGATATTGTAAATTATACTGCCCGGATGACGAAACAGAGTGCTGTATTTGCTGTACCAAACAGGATTCTTGCCAGTACAGATGCGATGATATGGACAGCTATGAATATGCGGAGGAGTGCGAAGAATATGAAAATTGACGAATTAGGCTTAGCAATAACAACAAGAACATACAACATACTGTTAAGAGCAGGGATTACTACCACTGAGGAAATCAAAGAAAAATCAGATGATGATCTGAAAAGAATCAGAAATATGTCTGAGAAATGTTACAAAGAGATTAAGCAAGCTGTGTACTGTACGGACTGTAAACGCAGTATCTATGGAGAATATCATGATTGTGACGTCAATATGGAAAGTGGCGGAAGATATCTTCGAGGAGATTGCAAGTGCCATTGTAAAGTATTTATGGAGGAATAAAAAAATGCGCTTAATAGATGCGGACGAATTAATTAAATACATTAAAACTTGGGAGATCGGGACAAGCATTAGTTCCGACCAGAAAGAGTTTATTGATTGCGTCAATGAACAGCTGGCAGCTTTTGATGTGGACAAGGTTGTGGAAACACTTATGAACAGGTTTCGTGTTGTTTCCAATGATGAGGACTTGGAATGGAATAGAGCTATAGACTATGCTATTAAAATCGTGAAAGGTGGTGGAGTTGAATGAGTAGCGCAAGTGTAAGATTTGGAACAAAAGCGTATGTATGCGCAAGGTACTTCCTTAGACCGGGAAAGTGCTTCAAATACATCGACCAGCGTGGCGAGGACATCACGGAACACGTCTATGAGGTCATAGCATTATATCCATATTGTGTATTGTTGAGAGATACCAGAAACGGGGTCAGAACTTGCCCGGGGTATAATACTTTAAGCCTGATGCTGAGAGGAAGTGAAGCGAGTGAGTAAATCAGTATTAGTAATAGATACACCAGAGAATTGCTATGATTGCCCGTTCGGAACTTCATACTGCGGCGAACTTGAATATGTGGGTTATTGTGAATTAGCTGACTGTTTAGACTGCGTTGAAATTCTGATAACAGAAGAACATTATGATTACGAAAGCAAATCAAGACCTGATTGGTGTCCATTGAAGCTGTTACCAGAGAAGAAAAGTACAACTGCACCCGTGAGCAATTACGAAGTGCAGAAAAACTTATTTGCCGACGGTTGGAATGCCTGCTTGAGAGAAATTACAAAAACAAGCGATGAAAATGAGCGATAAAAAGCAAGCGATAAGAGGTGAAGTAGATGGAGAGATTAACAGAAAGAGAAAGAAATGTTGATGGTACAGGAGTTGCAAAAGAAGAAATTACGGATGGATTATTAAAACCGTTTGCGGATAAAATTCTTACGAAACTTGCTGTTTATGAAGACTTAGAAGAACAGGGCTTGCTTGTGAGATTACCGTGTAAGGTTGGAGACACGGTTTGGGTGGTAACATCGCCAATTAATGTGTTTGGTTATGATGAATATGATGGAGATGCGGAATATGAAGTATATGAATCTTTTTTATCAAGCGTATCTTATTATGCGTCTGGAGAACAATTCAGAATTTATGCAAAAGTAACGAATAGTTTTATTGCGGCATACTTTAGAGAATGTGATTTTGGAGAATCTATATTCCTCACCCGCGAAGATGCTGAGAAGAAGTTGGAGGAGATGGAGAAATGAATAATAAACCTACACCAGACATAACGCCAAATCTTGCTATATCAGCATACCACGTACTACGGCAATATTGTACTGGACAGCCAGCGGATTGCAAAGGCTGCGGATTCTACGAACACTGTCCAGAATGTTTTCGAGGCATGCCATGTGACTGGAACTTGAATGAAGAAGGTGAAATAAATGAAGTTAAGAAAGGCAACACTGATTGATTACGGAGTACCGCCGGATGATATACCGACATTACAAAGTCACTTGCGGAATCTTAGTGAAAGCGATAAATACAATCTGTTACAGGTATCTATCAAATATGCACCCGGCATTGAATCACAAATCTATGACAGTATCGTGAACAGCATCGGCTATCGGACAATGGAGAAGATCAGGACGGTTCCTGCGACAGAAAATGACTTCTACGGATACAAACGCAAGGTCATGGCGGAATATTATCATTTAGCCAAACTGATTGGTAGACTTTAAAAAACTTAAAAATTTATAAAAGTGGTAGAGAGCTAAATCTCCCCAGTGTGGTATTATATTTATATATAACTGCTATACTGGGGATTTTTTTTGAATTCAGAAAGGATATGATTGGATGTTGATAGGATGGCAAATGAGAAAAATTTAATACCGAATTCTGAACGAACTCCGAGCGAACTCCGAGAAATAACTAAAAAAGGCGGTATTAAGTCGGGAGAAGTACGCCGTCAAAAAAAGACCCTTTCTGAATTAGCAAAAATGATAGCTGAGAATCCCGCCCCGACTGTCGCAAAGAAGAAGCTCACAAAGATGGGAATATCTGATGAGGATGCAAACAACAATGCTTGTATTGTAGCTGCTGTATACGATAAAGCTATCAAAGGAAATATGCAGGCAGTAGACAAATGGGAACAGTTGGTAGCTGTATCAAAATCAGACGAAAGCAAATATGAACTTCCTGCCAGAGTACTTGGTAAGGCATTCGTGGACATTAACCGACAGATTAAGCCCAATATTGAATATGTATTCGAGGGCGGTCGAGGTGGTCTAAAATCCTCATTCGTAGCTTTTAAGATTGTTGAGCTTATCAAGAATAATCCTCAGATGCACGCCTGCATTACAAGACAGGTGGCCGATACTCTGAAAGATTCTGTATACGCTAACATGAAATGGGCTATCAACGAACTGGGACTGATGGAAGAATTTGAATGCAAGGTTTCGCCACTTGAGATCAAGTATATAAAGACTGGACAGACAATATACTTCCGTGGTCTGGACGATGAAACCAAACTGAAATCCATTAAGCCGGAATTTGGATATATCGGAATCCTCTGGAAGGAAGAAAAAGATCAAATGAAGGGAGATGCTCAGGAACGTTCTGTTAATCAGTCAGTGCTTCGTGGTGGCGATGAATCATATGATTTTTCATCATATAACCCACCAAAATCAAAATCAAACTGGGTAAACAGGATTAAGCTCATACCTAACCCGAAAAGAGTTATTCATCATTCGAGTTATCTGGAAGCCCCGTCGGAGTGGCTCGGACAGAAGTTTATTGACGATGCAGCACATCTGAAAGAAATTAATCCAGAAGCCTATGAACATGAATATCTGGGTGTTCCGAATGGAGACGGTGGAAACGTATTTGAATATCTGGAGATTAGAGATATTACAGATGAAGAAATCAGTCGCATGGACCGTATTTTCGCTGGCGTAGATTATGGATGGTACCCGGACCAGTTCTGCTATCTCCGAACTTATTACGATTCTGCTAGAGAGAAGATATATCTGATTGACGAGCTGTATGTAAATAAATGGAGCAACTCCAAGACCGCTGATTGGATTAAGAAAAAAGGCTATGACGATTATACGATGATATGTGATTCTGCGGAGCCTAAGTCCGTGAATGATTTCCGGGACGCCGGACTTCCTGCCAGAGGAGCAATCAAGGGACCGGGCAGTATCGAGTATGGTTTTAAATTCTTACAAACAAAGACCATAGTCATTGACCCGAAGCGGACACCAAACGCATACAAGGAAATTACGGAATATGAGTACGATCGGGACAAAGAGGGGAATGTAATAAGTGGTTATCCTGACGGAAACGACCATGCAATTTCGGCACTTAGGTATGCTTATGAGCCGTTGTTTAACAGAAGGGGGTACAGCGCATAATGAATAGCAAAGAAATATTCAAATGTTTGGAAATTCTGGACAAATTCCAGTTCTTCCAAGGGCAAAGAGCTGGAAGAGAATTGTGGAATGATAAACCGGCAGAGATACAGGACGAAGATATAAAGAATTTTAATAAAGACATAGAATTTATCAGAAATGTGCTGAAATCAGCTAATTCAGGTGATTAAATGGGACTTATAACAACACTAAAAAGGTGGTTTAACATGATATTCAAAAAAC